GAATCCTTCTGTCNTGTCGTCGCCTGGCGTGACTTTGAGCATCGACGGCAGGCCGGTGCGCGACACCACGCCAGTCACCACGCCGTTTGCGTCATAGCCTGAGTAGTCGGCCAGCGTAGGTGTACCAAATGCTGTGCATTCGCTGGCAACGAACCGGCACACCATTTTCCCGCCTTTGGTGACAGGACGGGTAATGCCGACCGGCTGGCCCGCAATGAAGCGCCCATCGAGCAATGCTGGCGGTGTGAGGTTGAGGCTATCAACTACCCTATCCGCCACGACCAGCACCGAATTGCCGGAGGCGTAGTTAGCGGTATATGGCGCTGCAGCATCCAGCCCCGCATCAAAATCCACCACGCACTTGCCGTCGTCCTGCACCCACGAAATACGCCCGATGGCGATGCCGCTGCCGGCGACGTTGAAGGTGTTGTCGTCGCTGGCGTAGACCACGGCGTTGACGCTCGACGCGCTGGTGCCGGCCACGGTGAGGATCACCCGCCCCTTGGCGTCGATGGTGACGCGCTCGCCGATGGCGGCACGGGTGGCGGCGAAGCCGGCGAAGCGGTGGGTGGCGCTGGCGAAGGTGCCGCCGGCGGCCTGGCCGCTGGCGCGCACGCTGCCGACGCAGGCGCCCTGGTAGATGGCGGTGCTGGCGATGGCAGCGGTGAGGCTGCTGGTTTCAAAGCGGCGCGGTTCGTCTTTGGTGAGGGCCATGGTGTGTCCTTTTCAGTCGGTGTCGGTGTCGCCCGGATTGGGCCTTGAATAAATTTCGGCCGCTGGCTTGGCCGGATCCTCCAGCCCGGCTTCGCGGCGCTTTTTCATTTCGCGCGCGCGCTGGCGGTGCTTGGGCTCCCAGTCGCGGCCGTCGTGCAGGATGGATTCGGCGGCGATGGTGGAAATGCCCTGGGCGATGCGTTCCTTGGCGGCGTTGATTTCCTTCAGCGGGTCGATGCTGCCGGGGCCGTCGCCGACCCATTCGCTGCCGCACCACGCTTTGCGCACCAGGGCGTCGGCGAAGTAGCCGGGGGCGGCGATGCGGCCGGCAGCGACTTCTTCGTCCAGCCATTGCTCGAATACGGGCTGGCAGAATTCGGTGGCCATGAAGTCGCGCATTTTGAAGAAGAAGCGCCAGGCGTCGAGCATGGCGCCGCGGCTGGCGGAATAGCTGCTGGAAAAATGCTTGATCAGCACTTCGAACGGGATTTCCAGCGCGGCGCCGATCTGCGCGGCGATGGCCTTGAAGAAGGGCTCGAACGCTGGGTTGGGGCGGCCGGGTGCGACTTCGTGCGCCTTTTCGCCCGGCATCAGGTTGACGACCTTGCCTGCATCGTCCACGCCGGCGTAGTTGAGGCGGCCGTTGTAGTTGGAAACGCTGTCCATGTAGGCCTTCTGCCCGTCTTCGTCGAACAGGTCCTGGAAGGCGTTGGGGTCCATTTCCATGAACACGGCGAACACGCCGTTGATGACAGCGGCCTGCAGCTCGGCTTCGGTGTAGCGGCTCAACTGCTTGAGCGCTTCGATCACCGGGGCAAGGAAGGGCACGCCGCGCACCTGGCCGGGGCGGGTGCGCACGAACGGGTGCAGCGCGTTGCGGCGCCCGCTTTGCGCGCCGAACGCGGGCACGTACTGCCAGCTTTGCTTGGCGCGGCCCGTCATGCTGCCCGGGTGATGCTTGGCGATGTGGTAGCCGAGCGGCGCGCCGCTGCCGTCGAAGGCGATGCCGGCGACGCGGCTGTCGGTGTCCTGGCTGTGGTCGGGGTTGCACACGCGGTCGGCTTCGACCATCTGGATCGCCATGTTGAACGGCCAGTTGGGGCGGCTGACGTTGACCATCAGCGCCAGCAGGTCGCCGGATTCGAGCATGGATGTCAGCGCCAGCCCCTGCAGGCCGTAGCCGTTTTGGGTGCGGGTGATGTCGCAGTTGGTGGATTCGTAGAACAGGCGGTAGCGCCGCTCGGTGTTGTCCTGCCAGGCGGCGGCTTCCTCGTCGTCGATCCCGAGAAACGCGGCGTCGATGCGCGACTGGTAGGAAAGCCCTGTGCCGATGGCGTGGCTGACCACGCTTTTGATCGCGCCGCCGCCGAGCATGGAGTTGCGCGAGAGGTCGCGCGAGCGGGCGCGCAGCACCGGCAGGTCGAGGTTGATGTCGGACACCGCATCGTTGGCGGCGGGGGTCCAGTCGCGCATCGAGGCGCGCTTTTTCGACGCGCCGGAATAGCCGCCGGCCAGCGCCAGCGCGTTCTTCGCCTGCAGGCGCTTGAAGCCCCACTTGGGGGAAAAGTCGGCGATGACGCGCTCGACCAGGTTGAGCGTGGGGCGTGCGGTCTTGGCCATGCTCACCACCTGGGCGACACGGTGCGGCAACGGCCGCGCCCGAGCGCCTTGTTTTCCAGCACGTTGACGCGCTGTTCCCACAGCTTGACGCCGCGCTGAATCGCATTGAGGTCGGCCATCTGCAGCGTGCGGCCGTCGACCGTGGCCGACTGCCCGGTCAAAACTTTTTCTTCGGCGGCGAGGTAGGCGGCCAGGCTGGCCTGTGCCGTCTCAAGCGTGATTGCGGGCATGTTGGTCCCTTGATCAGTGTGCGGTACAGACTATGGATTTAGGCGTCCACGTTTAAGGGGGAAGGCGGATTTTTTGGATTAGCCCGCATATTTCAGCCACGCTACCCAGGCCAGCAGGATGATCGAAGCAATCAAGCCAAAACAGTCAGCGCCAACGCTGTGATTGACTACGCGCGGATGTTCTCCGAGCAGAAAAATCGAGCGCACCACCACACCAAAAACCATCCACCAGAACATGAAACTGATAAACATTTCCATCTTTCATCTCCAGAATCGCCGGGAACGCCGGCACGATTTCAACTCCGTTTTTTCAGTAATTCATAAACCGAAGACCGGCTAATCCCATGCTTCTGCTGCACTTCCGGCACCGCCAGGCCGCGCTTTAAGTCCTGCCTGGCCGCCTCGCGCCGCGCTTCGCGGTCGGGGTCCTTGCGGATCAGCACCTGCTCGCCGCCGTATTCGTGGCGCACTTCCTGTTCGATCGAGCGCGCGAGCGCCTGGTCGAAGCCGTCCTGCTGCTGGCAGGCGTCGATGAGGCGTTCGAGAAAGATGCGCAGCACGTCTTTGTTCATTTTCTGGCGGCCATGATGGAGGTGATGGAAATGCCGGCGCGCGGCTGGCGGTCTTGCGCGGCGGGCGCGCTTTGATTGGGCACGGCGGCGAACAAATCCTGCACCACGGGCTGCACCCGCGATTCCAGTTCATCCCACCACTTGTCGCTCTTGCGGTGCAACTCGAAGTGCTGTTCCAGCCACACCACGCCGACGGCGCAGTCGAGCACTTCGTTGCGGCGGCGGATGGGGGTCCAGCGGCTTTGGGTGCCGGTGGCGGTGGTTTTGCTGGCGCGCACTTCTGCGGTGAACTGGGCGAACCATTCGTCGGAGAGTTCGTTGGAAAAATGCACATAGCCGGGGCCCGGCCGCGCGATGGCGAGGCGGTTGTGCAGCAGATCCTTGGCGTGGTTGGTGCCGATCTGCCACAGGATGACGCCGGCCTTGCGTTTTCTGCCGCGCCAGTCGATGTCGACCGCGCCGCCGCCATCCTTGATGGTTTTTTCGGTGCCGCTGCGGCCTTTGGTGGCGAATACGCGGCGGTGTTTGTGGATGCGCGCGAATTCGTAGACGGCGTGGGTGTTGTGGCCGCCGGAGTCGATGGCGGCGCCGTGGATGCGCAGCGGGCCGCCGACGGCGTGGGGGAATTCGGTGTTGAACAGATAATCGTCAAGCTCGCCCCATACCGCGTCTTCGCTGGCGTTGCCAAAAAAGACCTGATGCGCGACCGGCCAGGCTTCGCAGCCGCGGCCGTAGGCCCATACGCCGACTTCGAGGCGGTTGTCCTGGGTGTCGACGCCGGCCAGCAGCAACAGGCCGCCATTGGGCACGACGCCGAGCGGGTACGGTTCGGCGCGCGCCTGCAGTTCGCTGGCGTCGGTGGATTCGACATCGCCGCCCCAGGTGCGGCCGAGCGTCAGGTTGGTGAAGGCCTTGAGTTTGGTGCTGTCGCCGGCCTCGAACTTTTCGATGGCGCCAAGGAATTCACGCACGATGGATGCCCAGCTGACGTTGGGCGCGTAGGCGGTCCACACGTCGACGAAGGCGATGTGACGGAAGGGCTTGATGGCGCGGCCGTCGGGGTCGAAAAATTCGGCGCGGTGGGTGATCACATGGCCGTCTTCGGACTGGTAGCGGCCATTGTGCGCGGCGGCAAGGTAGTCGCCCTGGTGGATGCTGCCGCCGCAATGCGGGCACACATGGCGCACGCTGGCTGGGTCACGGTCGTCCCACTTGAAGCCGTGCGGTTCGTCCTTGCCGCCCCATGCAAGCGGATGAAAACCGCCGCAGTGCGGGCACGGTATGGCGTAGCGGTATTGCTTGTCGGCCAGCGCCACGCTGTCTTCGATCAGCGAGAAGCCGCGCAGGGTCGGGGTGCTGGCGATGTTGAGTTTTGGAAATGTGGCGCCGGACACGCGCTTGAAGACGAGGTAGCGCGGGTCGCCTTCTTTTTCGATGTCGCGGTCGAAGCCGTCGATTTCGTCGATGTTGCCGGTGTCGATGGAAATGCGGCGGTAGTTCTTGGCGGCCTTGCCGCCAAGTGTGTGCAGCATGGAGCCGAGGAACTTCTTTTGCTGCATGGTGTTGTCTTTGTGGCGCGAAACCGCATGCGGCATCACGTCGCGCATCACGTCGACATCGCGCAGCACGGGGTCGAGTTCGGTCTTGACGAACTGGTCGCGGTCGTCGTCGGTGGGCTGCCACAGCGCCTGGTTGCGCCGCTTGTGGTGCGCGTTGTAGCAGACGTTGGCGAGCAGGATCTTGGTGGCACCCACCCGCGCCGATTTCATCAGGTCGACTTCGGTAATGTCGTCGTGCCCCATGCAGTTGGCAATCGCCAGCTGGAACGGCCACGCCACCCAGCGCGATTCGCCATACGACGATTCCGCCGACAGGTAGAAGTGCTCGGCCATCCACTCCGACATCAGCATCGGCTCCGGCACGGCAAACGCCGCCATCGCCTGCGCGTAGGCTTCGCGCAGGCCGGTGGAGTCGGCGAAGTGGAGGTATTGGGAGAGGTCGGACATCAGGCGTCGATTTCCTCGCCCAGCATGCACGCCGGCCCGTCGGTGGACTCGGCCAGCACGCTTTCGATCTTCATGTCGGCCACGGCGTTGCGGCCCTTGGCCAGTTCGCGGGCGATGGCGTCGAGCGCGCTGGATGGCAGGTCGGGCACTTCGCGGCGGATCTTGCCGGGCAGCGCTTCGAAGATGACGCTGACCTGGGCGGCGATGCCGCTGACGAGTTCGACCAGTACGCCGGCGGGAACCAGTTCGCGCTTGGTGATGGCGTTTTGCAGGGCGATGCGGTCGGCCTGTTCCTTGGCCAGCCGGGTGCGTTCGGCCACCAGGTCGCCGCTGCCTTCCGACTTGCGCCCGGCGGCGACTTCGCGCAGGTTGCCGATGTATTCGCGCAGCCAGACGCCGCCGGCGGCGCCGCTACTGAGCACGCCACGCGCGAGCAGGTCGCTGACGGCCTGTTGGGTGAGGTCGACCAGTTGGCCGAATTCGGCCTGGGTCATGCTGCGCTCAAGCGGCTGGATCATGGGTGCGCTGCGGGCTCCATGTCGCGCGCCCATTCGCGGGCGATGGCGCTGGCGTTGAGCAGTTCGTGGGCGTGCTGGACAATTTCAGGGTCGAATCCGCCGGTGTATTCCATCTGCACGCCGAGTTCGTGCATGTCGGCGGCGAGTTTTTTAAGCCGGCGCGCGAGCGCGGCGCGGGTGAGCGGGTGGCTTGGTTTGCCCATTATGCAAACCGCTCCAGGGTGGAGGCGCCGCTGTGGCAGCCGCGCGAGTATTGCCCGCCCTGGTAGGGGTGCGGGCGGCGCTTGTCGGGGCGGTTGGTGTATTTTCCGGGCGGGTCGGCGGCGATTTCGGCCTGGCTTTCGGCTTCCTGCTTGGCGCGGCGCTTTGCGGTGAAATTGCCGACGGCGCGGCCGAGGCGGCGCTGTTTTTCGAGCACGGCTTCGACCGGGTAGATTTCGGCGGTGGCGGCGGCGTAGCGGGCGCGGATGCCTTTGCCGTGCATGACGGCGTGGCCCAGGCTGCACAGGACTTTGACGTGTTTGCGCACGGTGGCGGCCGGGGTGTCGGCAAAGGCGGCGACGATGCCGGCCATGCGCGCGAGCGGGTTGTCGGTGATGTAGCGGTGGATGGCGTTGCGCTTTTCCCATGTTTGGGCGAGGCGGTCGCGGTTGTAGTCGTGCAGCAGGTTGGCGTGGCCGGTGCGCATTTTCTGGCGCATGGTTTCGGGGCGGTAGATTTCGTCGCCGAGCGCGGTGTAGGTGGTGAAGATGCTGGCGCCGTGGCGCTGGATGCTGCCGAGGCGGCCGAGCGTTTGCATGGATTTGCGCACGGTGACGGCGGCGGTGTCGGGAAACGCGCCGGCAATGTCGGCCATGCTGGCGTGCGGGTGCTGTTTGAGCCAGCGGTGGATGGCTTGGCGCAGGGCGTGGGCGCGGTCGAGGCGGTCGCTCATGGTTGCACCTCGACGCGCTTGAATTCGACCACCCATATCCACGGGTTGGCTGACCAGCTTTCATGGCCGTTGATCTGTTCCCATATCGATCGATACGCCAGCTTTGGGAATCCAGTCGACTTCATGATGTTCTGATCGCCGTGAAGATCCCCGCGCTTCCAGAGCGTCGGGTATTCGGCGTTCCGCTCGATTCCCTCAGCAATCGCGTCCGCATCGCTGATGTCCTGCAAACGCTCGACGCGCACGCTGACGATCTCGAGCAGGATGCGGCTGACTGCTCGTGGCATGTGGATGGATGGACGCCAGCGATATTTTGAAAGACCGGACTCGGCGCGCGCTTGGTCCCATTCCTTCGTTTCTTCGTTGTCGTCGGAACGGTACAGGATGCGGTTGTCTTCCTCGTCGAACGCCCACGCCTCACGCACATACAAGCGGTCGCCTGGCTGGCCGTAGGGGCACAGGCGCGCGGCACTGGTCATGCCGAACTCAATGCCACCGCCATGCGCACCAAGCCAGTCTCCGGTTTTTTGATGGTGCCAGTCGAATATGTTGGCGGGCAGATTGGGGCCGGTGATGCAGTGCTTCACTACCCGCCGCGTCTGTGTCTTCGTGCCGGCTAGAATCGCGCGCACCATCGCTCCGCTGAAAAGGATCGGGCGTTCTTTCATGGTTTTTTCTCCAGGGTTTTGAGGGCGGCGGCGGCGCTGATGGCGTCGTCAAAGCCGAGGGTGGCGCGCCAGGCGCCGACGGCGACGTTGGCGACGGGCTGGCCGCTGGCTTCGCGTTGCAGCAGGTCGATGGCCCACTGTTTTCCGGCGGGCTTGGCGCCTATGCTGGCGACTTTGCCGGCGAGTTCGCTGGAACGGCGCCGCGCTTCGTCACGCGGTACGCTTTGCGCACCGGGGGCGGGCAAGGCGGCGGCGAGCGCGGGGATGGCGTCGCCGCGGGCGTTGTCGAGCGCGCGCTGCCAGCGCGCTTTGCACTGGTCGTAGGCCAGGGTGTGCAGGTCGTGCGCGCCGATGGCGACGGCGGCCCAGTAGACCTGCGGCCGGCTCCACACATCGCCGCCGCCGCGCAGGCGCAGGGCCATCTGCTCGCAGGCTTCGGTCCAGTCGGCGCGCGGGTCGTTGAGCGGGCGGCACAGTTGCAGGAATTCTGGACCGGTGGGCGGCCAGGTGCGGCTGCGGCAGGCGTTGAGTCCACGCTTGATTTCGCCAGGGGTGAAGCCGATGAGGTCTTCACGCCAGGCGCGTTTGACGCGCTCGCGCGCAATGCCGCCGAGGCTGTCGATCCACTTGGCGCCGTAGCGTTCTTCCATGAAGCAGAAGATTTCCTCGCCGGCCCAGTCAGGCAAGGCGGGTACTTTCTCCGGTGATGTCACGCTCGCTGGTGTTTCCATTGTTGCCCCCTGTTTCGTTTCCGACGTTGTGTGTTCCAACTTGCGCCGCGCTGGCCAAATAGCCGTCGCGCGCGGCCTGTTTGCCGCCACCGCGCGGCGGCGCCCCACCCTGCGGCCGCGACGGTTCGCTGCGCAGGCTGGTGAGGATGGGGCCGAGGTAGGCCATCGGTATCTGCGTCGGTAGGGGTTTGTATTCACGGGCACGGGCGACGGTTTCGCGCGCTTCGTCATCGCTGACGTCCAGGCTATCGGCCCATTCGCGCACAACCGGGTGGCCAGGGGTGGCGGATACGCCCAACGGCCGCAGGATCAGGCACAGTTCACCGGCACGGGTGCCTTTGGGCGCAGATTCGGATTCGGGGGGCGGGGAATCTTCTCGCGGCGCAGCCGCTGCAGGTTCATTACGGACCTGTGATGAGATTTCAGGATTCAGTGATTCAGGATTCAGTGATTCAGGATTCAG